AATTTACGTTTACCAAAATCAATAACATTGACTTTATCGCCTCTAAATGCTGTTATCATGGCTAATGGATTTCTTGTGATAACAAATCCGCCTTTTATCGGTTTTTTTGTGGTTGGGTCGAGACCTGGACTTTTTTTCCATTTTGTTGCAACATGACTCATTGCTGTAAAATCTTTGCGATTTGCATATGGATTGCCATGATCGCCCCAACCATATCCGGTAACACTAGCACCATCTAAATTAAAAATGCTATATGCACCAACAGGTGATACTGCTGCTAATGCATATATACCTGCTTTTGGATTGTTACCTCGCGTAAACGCGGCAGTACCGTCTATTCTACGCGTAGCAGCTATAGCTACAGCTTGATTTGGATCCTCAAATGCCGGAGCTTCACCATTAATTGATTTAAATGGAATAACACTTCTAAAATCTAAATATTTTACTCCCGGAATTAATTTCAAATTTGAAATTGGCAGTGTAAAATATGTGCTAGACAATGAATTATTAGCAAAACGTCCAGTGACTGATTGTCCTATTTGTGCAAGTTGTGGAATACCTGTTTGACTACCAACAACATTTGATGCCGCACCAATTAATTTGGCTGATACACTTGCTAAAGAAATATTGGTATTTAAGTTAAAGTCAGATCTAATAATTTCGCCAGTCGATTGATAATTAAGAGTCGGTGTACTATCATTAGAAAATACTCGGGTTGCGTTATCATATATAGGTACGTTTGCTGGAATTGATAGATTCAATGTACCACCAGCAATAAGATTTTCTTGCGTTGTGCCTAAATCAAATCGGCCGTTAAACTGTCTTGAGTTGGCAAAGGTTGGATTTAATGTAACACCAGCAACAAAAAATTCTTGATCTGTTTGTAGATCAAATGGTCCTGTAAATTGTTGTGACGATGCATTGGTTGGATTTGATGTACCACCAGCAATAAGATTTTCTTGATCTGTGCCTAAATCAAACGCGCCGTTAAAGTCTCGCGGACCTGCTTGAAAGGTTGGGTTTAATCTGCTGCTAGCAATAAGAGCTTCTTGTTCTGTTTGTATGTCATATGGACCGGTAAATTGTGATATAGCTGCGTTGGTTGGGTTTGATGTACCAGTAGAAATAATGTTTTCTTGATTTGTTTGTATGTTATATGGACCTACAAATTGTGATGGGTCTATATTGGTTGGGTTGAATGCGTAAAGGCCACTATTAGCAATGATGTTTTCTTGTTCTGTTTGTATGTTATATGGTCCAATAAATTGCGATGTAGCTGCGTTGGTTGGATTCAATATACCGGTAGAAATAATGTTTTCTCGTGCCGTTTGTATGTTATATGGATCGGTAAACTGTCCTATTGTTGATGCTGCGTTGGTTGGATTCAATATACCGATAGAAATAATGTTTTCTTGAGTTGTTTGTATGTTATATGGTCCATTAAATTGTGATGCAGCTGCAACGAGTTGCGTTGGATTCAATAAACCGACAGAAATCCAGTTTTCTTGCCCTGTTTGTATGTTATATGGTCCAATACCATTGATGAAGCCATTGGTTGGGTTTGTATATATCGTATTTGGTAATATATCATATGGAGCCGTAAATTGTGATGAGCCATTGGTTGGGTTTATAGGCATAGTTATCCTTAAGTTTAATAAGTTGAATCATTCATACTAGTTGCGCCAAATAAATTGCTACCTTTACTATTAATTGCCGCAACAATCATACGGCCTATTGCCATTATGCTAGCATCGGTAGCTCCGCCAGGCGTAACAGAAGAATTGTTTTGAGTTAAAGCTTTAGCTAAAGATAAATCCTCTTCAGAAGAAGACTTATTTCCGGCGGATTGCCCCATATCGCCGCCATATATGGGTTGATACGTCGGGCTACTATTAAATGTAGGTGGTAGAGTGGTTTCCGTGACATTATCTTTATTAGCATATGCAATATTGGGTTGTAAAGTAGCTGTGCCACTATCAATTGTAGGCGAAGCCATTGCTTTAGCTAAAGATAAATACTCTTCAGAAGAAGAATTATTTCCGGCGGGTTGTTCCATATTGCTACCAAATGTAGGTGATAGCGTAGTTTCTGTGATATTATCTTTATTAAAGTAAGGCGAGGCTAAAATTTTAGCTAAAGATAAATACTCTTCAGAAGAAGAATTATTTCTGCCGGATTGCTCCATATCGCCACCAAATGTAGGTGAAGCCATCGCTTTAGCTAAAGATAAATACTCTTCAGAATAAGAATTATTTCCGCCGGATTGCTCCATATCGCCACCAAATGTAGGTGTCTGAGTGGTTGCCATGATATTATCTTTATCAGAAAATGCAATATTGGGTTGTAAAGTATCTTCTGGAAATGTTAATATGCGACTGCCAAATCCTGGAGGAACAACTGTATCTTCACCGGTGTCTGTTTCAGCTACTAATGCTCCGACTTCTTTAGACTGATGTGCAGGCGTTTTTCCGGCAGCAATTTCTGCTTTTGATTTTTTAAACCGGCCGCCCATGTCTTCTAAGGTAAGCGTTTTTCCTAAGGTTGTTAGATCTTTGTTGTTAAAATCTAGCATTAGATCCTGTATTCCTTTTATTCCGGTTTGACTAGTAAGCAACTCTCGCTGTATTTTTACCTGGTCTTCTTGATCTGCACCTAATATTGCCTTGAATGTTGCTAACGATTCATGAGCTACAACTAACTGCTGTTTCATTATATCATCAGTTGTTCGGGTATCGTTTAATTTGGTCATTTCCGTAAATACCTCCTTAGACATTGCACCGCTTTTTAACATTTCATCTGCTGCTCTTTGTAGTTCAGTGCCATCCAGGTCCATGAGTACACTTAATCCTTCGTCGGAAGTTAACAACTTCTTTTTCTGCAATGCTCTAGAAAGTTGACCTTCTTCAATCCCTAATAAATCAGCCATTTGTTTTCGAGCAAATAAATTATTTTCTAATACTTCGCCTTCTTGATCAAGAATTGTATTTAATGTGGATGCAGCATCACTCATGTTACCACGTAATGTTGCTTCACGATATGCATTTGTTAAACTTTTGCCTCGTAACTTTTCTGATGCTTTGTCATTACCAACTAATCTATGACCTGATAATAGTTGATATTCTAATTCTTGTCCGATGCTAGATTCTATGTCTAATAGATGATTTCCTGCGTCTGATAACTCGTCTAATTTAAATCCTAGCGCCGTTGCTTTTATGGTAGCAACTTCTAAATTTCCAGGAAGTTTACCAAACTGTAATTGGGTTTCTGCGCCGGCTTCAGCAATTCCTTCTATTGCTTGTTTCATGTAACCCATTGTGCCATCTTCGTCATGTAACACCGTAGCTAAACTAGAGGCAAATTGCAATGTTGCATCGGCATTTTCACCATTTTTTGATGCATATAAAGTATAGGCTTCGGTGGCTGCTTCTGTTAATCCTAAATTAGTAGTTAATACATGTTGAATACGTTGCAATGATTCATATGTTTTGTCATGTTCTTTGCCTTGTTGTTCTAGGGACGGCAACAATTTTTTTATGCTACCAGCATATTTAATTGCTTGCGCACCGGAAAATCCTTGTTCGTTAGCTAACGTATGTATTGTCATTGACAATTTTGCAGCTGACATTGAGTTTATTCCAAATGTTTTATTAAGCTCTTTGTTTCTAGCTTCAAAAACCATTGATTTAGCAGCTAATCCTACATATGTAGTAATTAACGCTTGATTAAATCCAATTTGGTCATCTAAACCACGATTTAGGAGCATGGTTTCGTTTCGTAGAGTTTCAAAGCCAAGTATTTGTTTAGCTAACGCTATCCGCTGTAATCCGCCAACACGCACAGCATCACCCATACCATGTACGAAATTCTCCATCTCTGTAATTGTTGGTAATAATCTTGCCATAATACGTACTTTTTATATAAATATTTACCTAGGTGATTTTGTTGTTGTCTTTGATCTTTGTTTTTGTTGTTGTTCAACTCGATCAATTCGTTCTTGTATTATTGCATTAACTCGCTTAATATAGAATTTGCGCAGGAAAATAGGCATATTATATATGGTATCCCAGTCCCATCGACCTTCACCATGCCATAATAAATTGAAAATATTTTCGTGTAATTGTACTCTATCTTGTGGTTTAAAACCAAAAAATGTCTGATCCAATTTGAAACCTAGATTTGAAGGTGCCTCCGTCTTCACCTTCGAACTCATACTCATAATTAATGCCGGGTGCATTTTTTATATAAAATGTACGAAATTGTTTAGCATCACTTGCTAAAAATTCATAGCGTATAAAATGTTCAATGTCTGAATCATTACGTGTTGTGCCAACTTGTCGAATAAGTTGTTTTAACATTTGTGAAATTGTTGCATTTTCTTCTATTTTAGAATTATATGCAAATTTTAAAGTAATATCATCATTTACCGTGTAGTCAAATTCTCCATTTTTATCTGGAACTAAATCAAATGGTTTTTGGGCCAATTTACTTAAATCTACAATGCGATCTAATACTGTCTTTGTTTTTGGGTCTGTTATTGATATTGGATACTCTGGACCATATGCTAAAATTCTAGAATAAACAATTAACATGTCTCTATCTAATGGTGCAATATCTTTTGATTTGATTGGAGTTAGTAATACAGCATCTATTAATTTATCAAAAAGTATTCCATTCTGTAAATATGATGCATTAGTTATGATATCTTCATCATATGCAGTCATATACCGCATTTCTACTTTTCCTTCACGTAGTATGCTATCTTCCGGATAAATTAATCCTTTACTTGGTAAATCTATTACGATGCTAGGTAATTTGCTTCGTTGTGTGTTTTCGTACTGCTCGCGTGCAGTATCAATAATGTTTTGATTTGGTAATCTTGTAGTTAATTTGTTGTTACTCATTTTTTGCCTTTATAACTAAATTATAAAAGGAGCCAAAGTCGACTCCTTTTTATTTGTATTGTTTTATTAGAAGTTTAAGAATGCCCAATCATATCGGATTGTTAATTCAATTTCTTGTACAGCATCACTGCCCCAATCAAAAGTTCCAAATGCTGCGTCAGTGATAAATGCACCATTTAATGTCCATTCTTCAATAACTTCGCCTAATGGAGAAAGTTGGTGTAACTGTATTTGTTTTTTGTAGAATGATGAATATCCATCTCTACCTGTTGCTGATTCATGGTGTAGTCGTACCCATTCCATTACTGCTTGTGCTCCTGATGGAACAATTGCATCATACAATGTCATTGTAATTGTACTCCAGTCAGATTTCCCTTTAACATATCGTTTAATGTTAATCATATCTAATGCAACTTCGCCATTTGTAATTGTAGGTTTTCCAGATGCTTTTACTAGATATGATGGAATATCATTTACTTGCAATATAAAATGATGTTGACGTTTCGGTTCCCATGAAAATGCAGTGTCAAACATTTCATTTTGAGTTGCCGCGCTACTTAATAAATTTGGGTTGATGCTATCAGATAATGCCATAATATTAATCCTATTTTTTATATATAAATATCAACACAAAAAAAAAAGGTAGCATATTAACACTACCTTTTAATTATTATTTATTTTATTTGTTACTATTCCGGGAAAGCTGCACCCGTTGGTTGAATATTAAAGTCTAAAATAATAAATTCTGCGGTTCTTGTTGGTTGCATAAATATTTGACCATACATAATATTTTGATCTATTAAA